AGGGCTCCATTAGAACCACGCCCACCAACAACCGCTGAGATGTCATAGGAGTCACAGCCGAATGAGCCAATGTGCTCATTGCCGGGGTACCTAATACCATTACGAATGTGTACATTGTTTTGCAAATGCTTGGGCGGGGCCCAACTTATATTAAACCTGCCCCGGGGGTCAGGAGTCCAAATCACTTGCGTGTCCTTTATTCCATCCTTCCAAGAGAACATTCCACGAGTCATGTAGTGCTCCTTAATCATCGAGTCGTTGTAATCAATCTGATGATAGATTTTGGTCAAGTTAAATATTGCCTGCTTGCTCTCGTCACGGAATGCATGAGACTCCGTTCTTGGGAACTGACGGTAAAACTCATTGAGTGCGTCAGCGTCATTCTTTAATGAATCAACCTCAGCCTCCCAATAGTCAATTGCACCGTTCTTAATCCAATTGCCATCAACACCTGCAATAGGCTCCTCAGGCTTTCTGAATACGGGATGTCCATACCTGTCAATGAACCCTTCCATGTTCCACTCCATTGGAATAAATATGGCATACAGCCCACTCTTGGTTTGTCCGTTGGCATTTCTAACTTTTACGTTTGACTCCTCGTAAATGTCCTTGAAGTTCTGACCTCCTTTGCTTAGCGCATTGGACGTTGAACCCATCATACACTTACCAATAATTTTGCTACCCAAACGCAAACAGGTCTTGGTTACACGCCAATTCTCCTTGATGTTTACAGGCTTAGTCCATTTACCACTTTCATCATGGGCCAAGAACAATAGCTTCTCACCATCGTAAGAGTTATCCTCAGTGTTCTTCCAATCTATCGTGGTATCTAGCCCGTCAATCTCAGTATCCTCGGACTCATACATATTCTTCTTTGTAATCTTAGATGCAGGAACCCTAAAGGCCAATTCGGTCTTAGGTCTATCCATACCATCCATTACAGGCTTGAAGAAGAAAGGCAGCCTACTATTAATAGGTACAACCTTGTCGGTGAACATCTTCTTAGCATCGGCACCCGTCTTAGACAGGATACCAATACGAGCATCACGTGCAAGCGTGCCTATGTTGACACACTCTGATGAAGACATAAAGGAAAATCCTGAGCGTCTAATCTTTAGGTATATCATACCAAATGCCCTTGGGTCTGCACGACAGGCTTCCCAAAATATCCAATAAATTCTATTTGCTTCTCTGAAGTCAGGGTACCCCACGTCAATACTAGACCACTGCAGATACATATAATGGGAGCCGGTGATATAGGTCTTGACTCCATTGTTCATAAACCATAGACCTTGCTCTCTGCAGTCAAACTCCTGCTCGATGTAATCAATCCACCTGTCCTTAAATTCTTTTGGCTTTTCGTTCCATTGGAATATCGACTGAATCTTGGCCAAATCTTTTGGCAACTCTTGCCGCTCCCAATACTGCTCGCTTTTATTATTGTGTCTTTGAAGACACTTTTCAGGAGCTAATGGAAGCGCAATCTTTAGACCTGAGATTTCTACAATCTCACCTATCTGTCCGGTCTTAGATATTACAACAACGTCATATTGGTCGTTATAGCCATAGAGCCACGACCTCACCCCATTCTTCTTGGAGATGACGGCTGCAGGTATGTAATCTTTTAGTACCCGGCACAGGCTATTGTTTTGACCTTCGTTCTGCAAATCCTTGTTTTGTATCTGTTTTACTTACTCCACGCTCTGCGGAGTCAATGTTTTCTTTCTCTGCCTCAATACGATTGAGTATCTCAAACGCATCAAAAATTGCCAACTTCTTGGCAGCAGCAGCGTTCTTCATTTTATCTGCGGCCACATCAGCGCTATCATCATCGCTATTGATGATGTTTTCCTCTGCTACTTTTATCAAATGGCTCACAGCCTTGTAACCCGCATTGATAATACGAAGCTTTATGTCTTTAGTGTCTTCTCTCATTTCTTTTCAAAAATATTACTTGAATCAATCGAGCATTCTCTCCTTCTCCAAAGTTTTCAAAAAGGTTTCTTGAATGAGGCAAGTCTGAGTTAAATGCTATCATTCGGTTAAACCTAGAATAAACCACCGCTAGAGGCTTGTCCTGTTCGTCATAAATAGTTGTACCATCCTCACTTGGTGCATCCTCGTTGAGATACAAGATACAAGTAATGTCTCCCATCATCTCATCGGTATGTACAAAGTTTGGCTCTTCTTGGTTCAATGGTGACTTACGAATAAAGTTTACACTTACCTTGTAACCACCGAATACGTTAGTGACATATTGGGCAAACTCATCGTAAATGTCACGTGGCTGTATGTTCCGGAATACGTTGTCTCCATCTGCCACGTCTTGAAATCCATACTTGTGTATGTCTGCCACATATTCTTTAGGGTCTTTTAATACGTTGTCGAATGTGATTAGATTCATAATTTGATTGTTATTTGATGGTCGTACATTCGGTATAACTTCTCCTCGTCCACGGTAAACTCGTACTCGCTGTCAGGGCTATAGCAAACCATGTCCCCTTCTCTGATGCCTTTATTGTAAAGATAGTCATTAGGGTATCTCATTATTCCTACGAGCGGTTCCTCAGTAAATGGTTTTTTGATGTAACTTTCAGTTGCAGGTATTGGCTTTACAAAGCAGTATCTGTCGTAAGCATTCCACGTGGAACCATCGTTGTACATAAAAAATTGGTCGGGCTCAATAAAAAATAGGTCGTCTCTAAAAAAAGACTTCCCACTTTTTTGCCTGCCTTTCATGTCGTTGTAAAACTTAAATACGTTGTGGTGCACGAGTAGCGTGTAACCAACCCTGATAGGGCCCTTGTATCCCAAAGGCAACTCAATCACCTCAGCAAAACGATTTGAAAACTTATGGTCTTCCTCTGAGGTGCTGACAATAAACTCTATGCCACCAATCATTTTGGTGTTATCGTACCTCTTGCCGTTAATAGGCTTAGCTATAAAATAAAATGGTGACCTCATTAGATGTTTATATTATATTCGATGGACAAAGGAATGGTGTGGTTGAACTCCTTCCACATTACAACCTCTTGCTTCTCGTTTATAATATAAATCCTTATTGCCCCCGTTTCAGGGACAAGTTTAATGAGGTGTATTTCATTCGTATCTCCGAGCACCTTTTGACCAACGATGTAGTGCATCGCACCACCCTTGTAGTCAGGCCCCACAGATATTTTCCTAATGTCCATTTGATTTGATTTGAATTGAATTGTAAAGTTAGTAAACTACTCCCGCATTATCGGTTCCGGTTATGCGATATATCTTGCCAACGGCAAGGCCGGCAGCAAGAGCTGCAGCATTGTTTGCATAAACGGGAACAGTTGGGATTGGTAGCGCAAGAATATCACCTACAGTGAAATTCTTTGTTTTGTTTGAATCATTGGCATCAGTGCCAATAAGTTTGTCACTATAAGTGACATTGCCATCGTTTGGATAAGAACTAATTGTTGACATATTTTAACATTGAATTGATGAATAATTTGAAATTATACCATACCCATCCATGTCCCAACTTGCTTGAGCAAAAACATATAGTTCTGTTACAGGATTAGTTAGGTTTGAATTAAAGTGTATTGAGCATCCTGCAGATAATGTAGCACATTCTGAGTAAAGTGTTTTTGGATTAGTACCGGCATCAGAACAAGCTCCTGCTACGCTTGAGTTACTTATACCGCAATTAGTAATTGCATAAGATGTTTGACCTGCACAAAGAGTATAATCTGTAATAGTTGGTATCTCACCTGTTGTATAATACCTAAATGAATAAGTATCTACTTTAAAATATCCGGGAGTTCCTCCACATAATTCATCACTATACCATTGATTAACTAACCCACTATCAGTATAAAGAAGCGAACCGTTGCCAAGCGCAAAATCTTCACTATATAGCGTAATTGAATAAGCGTTTGAACTACACGCTATAGATGCCGTAGAAGCTCCCTGCTCAATATAGAACCCATCATAATAACACGTAGTGTAATAGTAGATGGTATGTGCGTAGGAAGTAATGACAGCCTGCAAATCAGATTTCACAACGAGCTGATTACTTGCTTTTGCTGCATACGGTCCGTAAGACGTATTAATGTTTACGTAGGTATTTGCATCAGCCTTAGTAATCTGCTCGTTACTTACGGGTATAGCAGTCTTAGCAGTAAACACACCATTGTTTACAGCATTCTGTAAGTTGTTAAACGATACAGTCTGATTACTTGCTAAGCTTATCCAAGACATTATTCTTCAGTTGGAGGTTCAGGAGTAGGTTGCAAATCCCAAGGCAGCGGCAATGATACTACAGGAGGGTTAACTACCAATTCGAGTTGAGCAGCTAACGCTTCATCAATCTCCTGAGTGTTTACTCCTTCTTCTACCCATCCACAAACTTGTTCAAAGGTAAGGTCGGGGTATGGAGTAAAATCTTCAGGAGATGGTGCAGGTACATTTAGTTGACCAAAAGTGTCAGTATAATAGGTTTTGTCACCCACTATTTCTGTAGCAGCTCTACGCCAATTAACTACAAAAACTACGTCATCTAATCCATCAGGTGTTGTAGGATACTCATTCATTGATGATATAATCCAATTGTAAACTGTTGCCATTTTATTTGTTTTTAAGTTGTTCTTTTAATTCTCTAACTTCTTTTTCAAGTGAAGCAATCTTTGCTGTATGTACTTGACGATAAGAAAGGTCTAACATTTCATTTTCCCTTATTGATATAGCACTATCAAGTACCCCTTGTAAATCTTGAGCAATATAGCCAAGTTCTAATTTACCATCTTTTTCATAAAGTTTAGCGACAATTTCTGATATACCATTAGGACTGTAATTTTTAATGTTTGACTTAAGCCTAATGTCAGAAGATTCAAAAAATGAAGTTGCAGTAACTTTTGAGTGAAAAATCGCCTCGTATGAGGTATTTAATTGCATTGCGTTTACCCAAGAAATAGTTGAACCTGCGGCTCCTGTTCCTGCCATCCTAACTTGAAATCCACTACCTGCATCTGAATATAAGGCTATTGCATATCCTGATGCTCTTCTTTTAAAGTTATTATCAAAATACGCATTCTCCATTATAAACGCATTGTTGACCGTGTAGCTATATGTCTCCCAAGTTCCTGCTCTAAACCCTTCAGTTGCGCTTAGGTTAACCCACATTCTATTATTCACAATAGTAGACGTTGTGTTTACCAATACGTTTCCAATGTCCGTAACTCTTACACGCTCTTCTAAAGTGCCTGCATCCGATTTTGTTTTAAACATTATATAACCACCACTGTTACCGCTTGCGTTTGAATTTGATGTGGTTAGCGCTGATTCAATACTTGTTATACCGTAAAACTGTGATACACCTTCGTTTCCACTATTCCCATTATTTGCATTATATGTAACAAACCTGCTCATTACAGCATTATTGGTATTACTACCCGTCCCTAATGCTATATTTGCTCCCGAACCTGCTTTATGAACCGAAAGTCTACCTGCATACGTGGAAGTAATTAAACTACCTCCTGTTCCAATTGCAACAGTCCCCGGATTTGAATCAAGATATAGTAAATTTTCCTGCCAACCTGCAGCGCCACCATACATATCCCAAGTCATATCATACTCTCCTGTAGTGCTATTCTTTAAGATAGCTGCTTGCATAGCTAATGCTCCACCAATGCCACTTATATTACCAAAGCTAATGCAAGACCTTGTGTCGTTTACGGTTGATGCGTTCTTCATTGTAAGAAGAATACCATCACCTAATCCTCCTCCTAATATACTTCTTTGGATATGGAGTAAACTTGAAGCAGATGTTATGCTGCCAATCCCTACGTTACCCCCACCATAGTTTATTATTGTTGGAGCAGAGTTTACGTAGTTGATATATAAAACCCCTGTATTAAGTCTTGTACCTAAATGCAAGTTAGACACACCAACAACAGAATCAGAATATGTATCATAGTTATCACCACTTGGTGTGCCTCCAATATATACATTGTAAAAACTAGACTTTGCTGAGAAGAAAGCTGAAGTCCCTGAGACCGATGAACTAAATGTAGCTGCTCCTGATGCGTTTATTCTTAATAATTCTGCACCTGAATTTGCATTTCTAATTTGTAAAAACCCTGCATTATTTTCTGTTAATTTACCAATAGAATAATCGTTACCCGGAGAACTATTAAAAAATACACCTGCGAATGATGTTACGTTTGTTGCAGTAACTGTATCTCTAACATTTATTAATCCTCCATTAGTTGCAGGAGGAGTAGCTACAACATAAAATCTTGTTTCTGAATCTACTTGACCCGTAAATCTTGCCGTACCCGTTACATCAAGTTTATAAGTATTGTTAGTGTTTCCTATTGATAAATTACCTGAAGCGTTTAACGTCATTGCTTGGGTAAAGGATATAGCGTTACCTGCCGTTCCTGAAGGTGCGGTAAAGAATAAATGTTGTCCGTTAAATTGAGTATATCTTGTAGAATAACCATTACTAATATAAGTATCTCCACCACTTCCATAGTAAAAATTTTGCCCTAAATAAGTAGCGCCACCATACCCTGCTAAAGAAGCACCGCCACTAATTTGTAATGCGGTTAATAAACTCCACGCACTTGGTGTAACTCCTAATCCTAAATTGCCTGAAGTAGTAAGAAGCATTTTAGTACCGCCTCTATAAAAAGATAAGTTCCCAACTCCTTCTCTACCATTTTCAATATTCCATTCTACACCGCCTACTCTTGTATCTGTTAATTGATAAACAGGAAAAGTTGAACTCCAATCTCCACGCACTTGCATATTACCTGCAACACTAATTGCAGTTCCGCTCTCGCTCATTATCGAGTTACCTATTGTACTTGCACCTGTAAACTTAGGTA